TTCGGCCGGTCTCTTGGGCTCGGAGGTGTGTATACGAGACAGCCCTATCAGCAGGAGCTGCACCGGATGTGGCGGAAGTACCGCTACGGGATTGCGGTACTTCCACGGCAGACAGGGAAGGACGTAGCAGCGTCGATGGAGCAGTGCGACGCACGACTGCGCACACCCAAGACGACCGGGGTATACATCTCGCTGTCGAATCCTATGATCCGCGACATCCTGTGGGACAAGACATACATTGACCCTGGAACGGGTGACTACATCCGTGGGCTGCAAGACAATGTGCCAGCCGAGACAGTGCTGTGGCAGGACACCTTCATGGTGGGCAAGTTCTCCAACCACAGCAGGCTGAAACTGCAGGGCTACTTCCAGTCAGGGCAGGACAAGGCCGGTGTCGGTACGGCCTTCCAGGATTACACGATCACCGAGTTGGCACTGTTCACCCGTGAAGACCCGATCCCCCGTCTCATGCCGATCCTTGAGAACAGGTCGGAGAAGAAACGGTTGATGGTCGTATCGACTCCACGAGGTAAACGGCGCAACCCGTTGTGGCAGTTGATGCAGTCGTTGGAACACAACCCTGAGGCGAAGGTCATCACCCGCGACATAGATGACATCAACGCGATCATGAAGCGTGAAGGGCTGCCACCAGTCCTCACCGAGCAGGAGCTCGAACGGATTGAGGAGTCGTACCTTCTTAGGTTCGGCAACGCGCGCATGTTCGAGCAGGAGTACTACTGCTCGTTCGAGGAAATGGATGCCGCCGCTGTATACGGTGAGGCATACACGAAACTCGAAGCCGAGAAGCGGATCTCCGATTTCAACTTGGACCCGGGGCATCCTGTCTACGTAGCGTTCGACATCGGTGCGTCCGGGATCCATTCGGATGCCACCAGTTGGATCGCGTTCCAGTGGATCAACGGGCGACTGTTCCTGTACGACTGTGGTGAGGGCCACGGCAAGGCACTGCCGGAATACGTGGATGACCTGCAGTTGAAGCCATGGTTCAACAAGATCGGCATGATCATCCTGCCGTGGGACGGTGACCATCACGAGAAGGCGGTGAATACGACACCGGCCGACATGATGCGGCAACGGTTCCCGAACGTGGCCGTACTCGCCAAGTCGAACAAGGTGTGGAAGATTCCGGGCTCCCGCTCTGGGGATTACACGATTGTCACCGATATTCAGCAGACACGCATGATGCTGTACAACACGATCATCCATCACACCAACTGCCAGTGGTTGTTGGAATGCATAGAGAACTACAAGTACGAGTTCAACACGAAGCTGCAGATGTGGACGCAACAACCACTGCACGACAAGTACAGCCACATGATGGACGCATTGCGGTACGCCGTACAGTCCGTGAAGGAGCTGGACTTCTTCCATGGAAAATTTTTCGACATCCCTGGGCAGGAAGGCTCTGTGTCGTACGAGGAAGACTGGTCAGGAGTGTGGTCGGCGTGAAGATCGTGACCATCAAACAGGCCATGCAGTATGTGGCGGACAATCCGGTGATGCGCACCGATGACATGTTGAGCTTGCCCTCGCACGAACTGGTGGTGCGCACGCTGTTCGAGATAGCCAACAGTCCCAGTGAGTCCCCTGGATCCAAGGTGGCGGCCAATGCAGCTCGTGGCATGATCTTCAACCGGATGGTCGGCCGGCGCAAACCAGGCAGTCACCCGGCCACGCACAAGGAACTCGTCATCGAGTTCGAGGATCTGACAGGAGGAGCGATCGAAGCATGAGAAGGCAGATTGTCGACCTATTGCCGAACGTGACAACAGATGACCTTGAAGACGACGACATTGTCTTAGACGCCGTCATCGTCATGCGCGTGGTCTCTCCGAGCGGCGACGGCGCTCCCGGTCTAGTCCTGGCAACAACTCCAGACCTCGACTGGATTCTCCAGGTCGGACTTCTGCAGTCGGCTCTTGGAATTGCAGCCGGCAGCATTGGACGTACAGACGATGAGTGACGTCGTTCCCGTCCACCGCTGGCGCAACAAGATCCCCGAGGCGCACCGCGTCACACTGGACACCCGTGTGCTGTGGCTGTGGCACCAGCGGTTCGGTACTGTGCAGAGCGTATATCAGGAGTCAACTGATCTCCTGGACAAGACGGCTGCGACGTTGATCCTGCAAGCCATCCTCGGCCGTGACCTGAAATCCATCCAGCAACTGTTCCAGCGTATCGAGGGTGGCCCGATCTACGACCAGGAAAAGGCTGAGGCTGTCAGAATCTGACGCCCCTTTCACGCCACCACTTCTTCCGCCACTTCTCCGCCTGAGGCCGTTTGCACACCTCGCACCGGCACTTGCGGCCCTTGCTCATGTGCAGGTACGCATCATCGTCCGGCCGAGTGTTAGGCACGGCCCGTAGTTCCCACGGTAAGAGGCGCAACGGCAGTATCCACTCTCCATACCAGCGCACCGCTGCGGGGTCGTCAGGCTTGCGCCTGGTGTACTTGCGCTCGTCCTCAGGGACAGGTGTGTACTTGGTGTAGTTCGAGTAGCGCCTGGTCCCATCCGGCAGGGTGACGATCTCATGCTTGGTCACGGGTACAGCACTCCCTCCGCATACTCTGCCCACAGTGTCAGAGTCATCGGCCGGTGCCGGCGGATCAGATAGCCAGGCTTCACCCGGTATGCCTTCGGCACCTTCTTGCCACAGATGTATGTCATGTACGGCTTGCCGAAGTAGTACTCAAGGATCTTCCCGATCTTGCGGAGGTCGGAGCGCCACGACTGTTCCCGAGGTGTGTAGGTCTGCGGGGTCGCCATGATGTCTGCGATCCGAATCCCTGTGGCCCACTCGTAGATCATCGTGGTGGAGACGCGGTGCCCGTGGTCCGGGGTGAGATTGCGCAGGAACTTGCGTACCTCGCGCTCCCACTGAACAAGTGCCGGGTTCTCCTTGATGATGAACTTGTCTTTCGTCACAGGCATTTTCGCCCGCATTTCATCGGGAAGGACGAGCTGGTCGACACGTTCGGACGAACGAGCGTCGGCCGCGTTTGACTGGATCCGACGCTTGTCCGCTTCCTCCTTGTTGAATCTCTTCTTCAGTTCTCTCTCTGCCGCAGTCAGATAGTCCTTCTCTTCTTTCTCCGGTTCCAACAGGTAATCCATGACACCCCTAAAAAAGTAGGTTTCCTACATCCTATCGTGCTCGCACAAAAAAGAAGGTGACCCTGGTTTCCCAGGGCCACCTTCTTCTCACTCACTTGGAGGTGCAACCTCCGCACCCAGCCCTGCATAGCCGGCTATGTCCACCCAGCTATCACGCTTGCCAGGACTTGTCTGCACTCGTGACAGCTTGACGAGAATCATCAGAACTGCCACATCATGCGGATCGATCTTGTGATCGAGATACGACGACCACATATCCGCGATGCATCGGAAGTTGCTACCCGGATCACCGTAGTCCTCGTTGCGATCATTGGTGATCAGATGCTGGGCTTCTTCCAGAACTTCGATCCGGAGTGGCATCATGCACCTCCGTACTTGGTGATGTTGTTGAGCAGCTTGTCCGCTTCCTCGATGTCGAGTCCGACTTCGAGTGCACGGTCATGCACCAACTGTCCCCAGTTGGGCACTTGTGCCAACTTCATCTTCGTGCCGATGGCGAACAACGTGTTGTTGCGTTTGCCAGATGGGATCGGTTTGCGCAGGTCCGAGACCAACGTGTCTTGCATGAGTAGTACCTCCGTGTCATCTCCTGAGTTCAGGAGTATCTCGATGTCTTGAACTTGTTGTGCTGCCCGCTGCTTCTGCATGAGCAAAGTGTCTAGCAGATGCTGCGGTAGTGGTGCGATCTCTCGATCGTTCCACCGCTGCTGCTTGTAGTGGTACACGCAGCCTGTGCCTCGTAGATCCACCCCCTGCTCGAACCCGATCCTGTCCCCGACCATGGCGAATCCCTTATCGGGATCCCATGTATCAGACGGAATCGAGTAGAACAGGTGGTAGCCGGTGCCACTCTTGCTGGTTTCAGCCAGCGTGTGCGGCAACATGCCCAACTTGCGAGCACCTACGAAGCCTTCATTCTTTCCGTCGATGTCGATGCACACCAGGCGTACCGACCTCATGACGATAGCGAAGCCCCACCTGCCCGAATGGAATCCGTACAGGACAGTGTCCGATCGGAACCGATTGGACATGTAGGCCTTCATGAAACCGGGGGATTTATTTGTTGGATTCAATCCCAAGCCCTTGTCCGTCGAGCCGTTCGGAAACGCGCGGGCAAGTGCCACGT